CTGTCTAGAGATTCTAGAGTTAGGTGACTTAGAAGTACCGATCTCCATACCACCGTCAAACGGTCTGTGTAGGAAGAATCCATCAGGTCTTACATAGATGTAAGAAGGAATCATGTAGTTAGTACCAGTCTGAGTGAAAGTGAATGCACTATCAACGATCAAGTTATCGTCATCAGTAATAGCAGTAATCATATGTCCTTCAATAACACCAGGTGTACCACCTGTTGTATTAACAATCTTGATTGTATCACCAATCTTGAAGAATCTTTGGAAGGCAGCATTAGTACCTGTAACTCTTCTTGATCCAGATGTAACAGCAACTGTACCTGTTCCTCCAACTTCACCAGATAGTGCAGCAGAGATCAACTGGTGGAATCCAGAAGAGGTTCCTGTGATGTCTACGATGTTAGTTCCAGCAAGTGCGTCTGCTAATGACTCAGTAAGCTTGAAGTGAGCGTTATCAATAACAACCACATAGTAGTCCTTATTATGAGTCAAACCAGAGATAGTGCTGTTACCATTGTTATCGTAGATAACTCTAGTACCAGTAGCATAGTAGTGGTTAGCAATGTTAATCCAGTTGTCTGTACTATTAACATCAGTACCAGATCCATCAAACTGTTTTACAGAAGGTGGAACTTTGAATGGAATTGAAACTTCAAGTTCTGTCTCGGAGATTGCCTTAACAGTAGTGTAAGAACCATCAACAACACCGAAGTCGGCAGTTGTGTTCTCAAACTCTTGAATACCAGATCCAGTAGAATTTAATGTAATTGCACTACCATTAACACTGTTAGCTAATGAGAATCTATCTCCATTAACAGTCTTAATGTAGTAAGAGTTACCACTTGTTAATCCACCAATAGCACCACTTGCACCTGTGTACTTAACAACTTCGTTATTAGAGAACTGGTTAGTTGCAATGTAAATGGAGTTCTTTAATGGGTTATCAAGAACAGCACTTAGTCTCATTTGACCATCACTACCAGCCAATCTCATTGGTCTAGCACCTGTACTTGACTTGATTCTAAATCTGTTATTATCGATTCTATCAATGTACCATGTACCACTAGCAGTGTTAGTTCTATTACCATGCCAGTCATAGTAATAATGAACTGAACCCCCAGATGGGAATGACATTGTAGTGGATTGGTTATTAGTAAATCCGTGGTTTGCATAGTAGAAACTATCATTTGTTGATTGGTTTCTCTTGAGGTGAATCCAGAACATATTAGTTCCGCCATCTTCACCAATACTTCTGAAGTAATGGTTCATAGTACTGTAATAGTACGACTGAACATACCACCAATAGTACTCATTACCACGCATACGGAAGTACTGTCCACCAGACCAAGTATCAGAGTAGAAACTTGTTACCCAGTAACTCTTACTACCAGCATGACCTCCTAGACCACCAATGGTATAACCATAACTTGTTCCACCATTGTTTTCGGTGTTAACACCATAGTTATAGTCGTCAGTAATGAAGTCGTATTGACCCTGCCAACGAGAACTAGTACTCAATGGTAGACTTTGTAGGTGATATCCATAGGTTCTCCAATAAGTACCAAATGCAAATCTCCATGAGTAACACCAGTAATACCACTGTGCACCATATCCACCACGCTCTGGCCTCTGAGTAGAGAAGAACGCTGTCATCTCCCACTGCTGACCACCTAATCCATAAGTACCATTGACTGTCTGGAAGTCATGTCCTGAATAAGTTCCTCCCCAGTTCCAATAGTAAGTATAGAAACGTGTATGCCACTGTGCGTAAGACTTATATTCTCTGTAACAAGAATAACATAGTCCAAGCTTATGCTTACCATATGACCAGTTACCATCCCATGTTCCACTATAAGTTTCACTTAAGTTAACACGACCATAGTTTCTTCTCTGAGAATGGTGTAATGCTATTTTAGAACTATCTACTCTTTCAATAAAGTATACCTGCATCCTACGGCAATCACCGATTGGACGTGCTCCTGGGGGTGGATAATAAAGCATTGCATATCCGTTTTGGAGATTATGTGCACTATCAAACGAAATCGTATTGTTATTGTAATCTACTTGTGACGCATCAAATGCTAGAGTATATGTTGACTCATAGTTATACGGAGTGATCTTAGTCATATCCGCATCTATGTTCACATTAGCTTGCTGTGTAACATCAACGTATGTGTTACCATCAGGAGCAGTATTACCAGGTTCCTGAACTTCAAGAATCTTAGGAGATACAGTGTTAATGAAGTAGAAGTTTGTGTTATCAGCAAATCCGTGCTCAGAAACTGTGGTTAGATAAACCTTAGAGTTTGTTGTAGGAGCAAGCATTGCTATTCCAGAATTAACTCCAGCAATAACAGCACCAGTTGCTGTTCCACCAGTATGCGTGTGAGTAGAGGTATCTGTAACAGGACCTTGACCACCGTTTGCATTAATTGTAATTGTAGTTGCAGTAGTTCCAGTAATAGGAGTTGCTACGTTGTAAATATAGTCAGCACCATTAGCTGTATTAGCACCAGAAGCACGAGGATATGACTTAACGGTTGAGTTTCCGTCTCCGTGATAATCACAAGTCAGTTTAATAGATTCTGTCTTGATCTTAATGTTTTGACCAGTTTCTAAAGTATGAGAACCAATGGTCAATACCATATCACCTGAAATTGGGTTATATGATACGTCAGTAACATCAATGTTTGATATAGATGAACCTGCGTTACCAGCCATATTAGGATGGTTAGCACAATAATAGTAGAGGTTCTCAGGACTAGCGTTGTTAACGTAGATTCTTACGTAAGCACCAGCTTGTCCAGGAGTTCCATGCTCATAAACATATGTTGTATAAGCAGAACCACCACCATGAGTACCATCAGGAGTTGCGGAGAATCTTAGTGGGTGTGTTGCTACAGTAACATCAGACAAGTCGAAAGTATAGATACCCTTTCTTGTCATTGAGATAGATGGATAAAGTTGTCCAACACTATCACCTGTTGTATCAATCAGGTATTTATTACCTTCTGCATTAACTCCACTAGTTGCAATAGTTAGAGCTTGTGTAATATCAATACCAACACCAGTAACATCTTCTCCATCTTGGAATACACCGTTAACTGATCCAACATAGAAATCGTTTCCTTCTATACGAAGAACAGTACCACCAGCAGATGTTGTTGCTCCTGCAATTACAGTACCAATAACCCAATCGGATGGAGGGGCAGTTGTAAATGTTAATTTTGTAATCGCAGAAACAGTAACCTTATAGTTGTAAAGGTCAGACACAATACCAATTGATTGATCTAGACTGATCTGAGAACCTTGGAAAAACTTACCTGGAATAATAGATGTATAAACACCTTGCAATTCTCTAGTTGCTGGTTGAGCTGATCTTGCTTTATAAGTAAAGGTTGTAGATGTAGGTACAGCCTGAATAATATATGTACCTTCTGCAGTAACAGATGCAAGACCTGTAACTGTGATAGGAACACCACTCGTAAGGTTGTGGTCGAAACTTGTACTAACTGTAATAAGCTCGTTACCTTGAACAGCTTCTACTTTCGAGATAAAGGGGATAGTAGTATCTGAAGTAGATGCAAAGAACGATGGAATGTTATTAATCGTCTGAATCGTTTCCCACTTAGAAGCCTGTGGTCCGTACTCAAAGTCGGTATCAACGAGGTTTTCTGGATTTGATACTCTTAACTTTGATACAGCGTCAACAAATGTCTCAGACGGTTCAAACTTAACGGAATCATCTTCCTCAAGAATTTGAAGTGCATCTGTATTAGACATTGATGTCGTATCATACAGCAATGTGATTGTTGTATGATCGGACGTTGCGTCATAGCTAAACACTCCAGTTCTGGTAGTGTCAGCAAAGTTATAGATAATTTGGTTATCCGTTGTGTTAGTTATCAACAACATTCTTCGCTGGTGCTTATTACCATGCAAAGTAACTGTTCTTGCAGCTGCGTCAAACGCATAATCAAAGAGCAAGGTTTTTGCCATTTTCTTTTAATCCCCTTTTAAATGTTTATGAGTGGTTCATCAATTCAGTGCAGATCATTACATATAAAATCTGATGTTGATGGGTTTTGGTTTACCAACCAAGGGCGGCCATCATGCCCATACTTGTTGTTACTTCTGCAGTAACATCGTCTCTTCGAGCAAATTCTATGCCCCCTGCAGTTGCTCCATCATGGAGAACAAGGGTCATTTTCGTAGTATCTACGGTCAATTCTCCAAGAGCTCCAGTAAATGTTGACTGTTGTACCGTAGTACCTCGTCTCAACTGTACCTGCTTAGTCATAGTTTTCCCTCGAATTTATGCTTCTTTTATTTATACCATCAAAATCTTCAGTTATATTATAGTTGCAAACATAAATGGTGGCTCGAATGTTCTAAGCTCATTGAGAGACTCTCCACTGAGAGTAATTGTTCCCTCTGCAATGTATGCAGCTCTGACAAATTTATCATCCGCACTACCACCAATTGTTGTAAGAAGAATATTTTCATAGTCAACAGTGGCAGATTCAACTCCTCCACCAAAGGCAAATAGTGTTCCGTGAGGAGCAACATATCCAAAGGTACGTTTGATATCTGTAACTTCACCAGATACAACGTAATCAACATCACCTGGTGGATCAGAATGTGTAAGCTTAACATCGCTAACTGCTCCAGTGATATCACTAAAGGAACCAGATCCAACATATCCTTTACGTACAAAGGCTTCTGCACCATGACCGAAGATATCGTATAGAGTTGTATCTTCGTAATCAACAGTTGTAGATTCAGCAGCTCCAGATGCAGTGAATAGAGATCCAGATCCTTCAAACGCTCTTGCACGTACATCACCAGAATTACCACTAATGGTTGCAGTACCAGATCCATGATAATGATCTGTCTGGCTTTCAACTGAAGTACCAAATACAGTTGCTGTACCAGAACCAATGTTGTTAGGTGTGAATATATCTCTTGCTTCACCACTGAATGTAACAGTACCAGATCCAGGAATAATAACTGTTGTTGTAGATTCAGTAGCATTACCTGCAGCTGTGTAAAGTAGTGTACTTTCTGGTGGGTTTGTAGAAATTGCTTCTGCGGAACCACCTGCTGTAAATAGGGATCCAGATCCAATCCAATCTCTTGTGATCCGAACATCTGTAACTTGACCAAATATTGTTGCTGTACCAGAACCAATCCAACTTGGGATCCATCTGATAAATGCTTCTCCTGTAAACGTAAGAGTACCAACACCGACTTCTGGAGCTGGAGTAAAGCTCTCTGCTTTTGTACCAGAAATGGTAATAGAACCAGATCCAGTAAATATCCTTGCTCTCGAATCTGCACTGTCTCCACTGACTGTGAAGATTCCAGTACTGACCTCGCTTGTGGAGATAGATTCTGCTGAACCAAGAGCTGTAAATAGAGATCCAGAACCAGTAATGTGTGGTGTATAGAATCCAACTCCAGCACCTGAAAGACTGATAGATCCAGAACCAATCCACCTTTCGGTATGTTTCTCTGTACCAGCACCTGTCCAAGTATAGAGAACTGTATTCTCTGGAGGATTTGTAGTTGTAGATTCTGCAGAACCACCAGCAGTAAATAGTGATCCAGAACCAACCCAATCGTCTGTCTGTCTCTCGACTGCTGTACCAGATAGACTGATGGATCCAGAACCTGTCCATGCCTTTGTAATAAGAGGTTCTGGGATAGCACCAGATAATGTACTTGATCCAGAACCAACCCAGTTTTCTGTGTGTCTCTCTGTAGCAGTACCTGTAGGTGCAAGTAATACTGTGCTTTCTGGAGGATTTGTTCCGATAGATTCGGATGCTCCAGCAGCAGTAAATAGTGATCCAGATCCAATTTCTCTGACTGTTGCCTTGAGATCTGATACTGCACCACTGATATCGTATAGACCAATACCATCGATATTTGCAGAGAAGCTTTCTGCAGCACCACCAACTGAGAACAATGAACCAGATGCAGTCCAGTGCTTCGTGATAAGTGGTTCTGGAATTTCTCCTGATAGGATATACTTTCCATCTTTGGCAACCCAAGAAGGTGACCATTGACTCTCACTAATACCAGACCAAACAAATAGTGCAATATCCTCTGGAGGATTCGTACCAACTGCCTCGGCAGAACCACCAAATGTGGATATGTTACCAGAACCACCAAGGATGTAACGAACTTTAAACTGTACCTCACCTGATACGTAGATTGAACCACTACCAGTGATGTGTGGAGTGTAACGATTACTAGAAGTGCCTGATAAAGTAACAGATCCAGATCCAATTTCTCTGAATACTGCTTTCTCAACTCTAGTACCACTAATTTGATGAAGTGAAGTACTCTCAGGTGGATTGGTTGTAACAGATTCAGCAGCACCAGAACCAGTGAATAATGTACCAGAACCAAAGTATCTAACACGGTAGATAAGATCTGCTTCACCACTGAAGGTAGCAGTACCAGAACCAGTAAATGCACCAGTGTAATTCTCAGAACCAACACCAGATAGAGTGATAGATCCAGATCCAACTTCTGTTGCTGGAGTAAAGCTTTCTGCCTTAGTACCACCAACTGCAAATAGTGCAGTATTTTCTGGAGGATTAGTAGTTGTAGATTCAGCAGCACCACTAGAAGTGAATAGTGAACCAGCACCAATATGTCTAAGTGAGAAGTTATAATGAGTGGAACCAATAACATTGAAGAGACCTGTAGATTCCCAATCAACAGTAACAGATTCAGCAGCACCACTAGTAGTAAAGAGACTACCAGATCCAATCTCAGTTGCTGGAGTAAAGCTTTCTGCTTTAGTACCAGATAAGGTAACAGTACCAGATCCAACAATAGTACCTCTGGAGTATACCTCAACACCAGCACCAGATATAGTTGCAGATCCAGAACCAATATATCTCTCTGTATGCTTCTCAATAGCACTACCAACATAATCAAATAGACCAATACCAACCTCAAGAACAGCAACAACTTCTGATGCTCCACCAGCAGTAAATAGTGATCCAGAACCAACGTAAGGAGCTCTAGCAAATGCCTCTACCTTAGTACCAGATAAAGTAACAGATCCAGAACCTATCCAACCATCTGTCTGTCTTTCAACTGCAGCACCAGATAGAGTAATAGATCCAGATGCGGTTTCTGCAAATGTCTGACGTTCTGATATTCTAGTACCAGCAACTGTGTAGAGTAATGTATCCTCTGGTGGGTTGGTTGTTGTAGACTCAGCAGCACCACCAGCACTGAATAGAGATCCAGACTGTACAAATCCATGACCCCAAGTAAATGCATATGTGTTACCAATAAACTGAGGTGCTGTAAATATTGTTGTACTACCTTCACCAGTTAAAGCTGTTGTAGGTCTAGCCTCAACTTCACCAGAAACTAGATATGTACCACCTTCACATCCACCTCTCCATACGAATGGAGTACTTGCAACACCACTAATTGTGTAAGTACCAGATGCAGCAAGACCAGGATGTGCAAGTGTGTTATTGGAACCGTAGTCTTCTTCGCCACCAAAGGTAACACCAAGGTTACCGTAATCGGCAAATACTGTTGTAGCATCAACGATGTTACCTTCATCATCAACAACAAGTACAGATGGTAAAGTATCGCTGTAATGCCATGTTCTAGATTCCGCACATCCACCAAGTGAATTGATATTACCTGTTCCTGTGTAACTCCAGCAGAATGCATAGGTGTTACCAATAAACTGAGGTGCAGTGAAGATATCGTATAGAGTTGTATCTTCGTAGTCGTATACAACAACCTCTGCTGCACCACCAGTAGCAAATAGTGATCCAGAAGCAATATGTCCAAATGTTCTAGCAATACCAACGGTATCACCTATTAGACCAAGATGAACAGATCCAGAAGCAGATACAGTATCATCAGCTCTCCATAGTTGACTTCCAAGACCAATCCAAATAGATCCATAATCATATTCACCACCGTCTTGAGGTGGATGAACCGTACCTTGATCATCAAACGTAGTAGCACTATCTGTTACTGAACCATTATCATCTTGGAATGTTATGGCGGTGAGGTTGATATCATAGTTGTAAGTTCTAGACTCAGCACCACCAACAACAGTAAAGATAGAACCAGTTCCAACCTCACTGAATGTTCTTGCTATAGAATGAGTACCACTTAGATCACCAAGTGATGTGTCCTCTCCAAACTCTGTTGTAGTAACACATTCTGCAGCACCATTGGTAGTAAATAGTGAACCTTCACCAATATGTGCAAATGCTGGTTTGAAGATCTCAAATACTTCACCACCGAATGTAATGAATCCATTTGCAGCACCACCATTGGTAGCACCCAACCATACCTGACCATGATCTTCGGTGTCGTCACCAACATATCCAAAGTCACCATGATCATCAATTGTTGTAACAGCATCAGATATGAAACCGTTATCCTCAGTACTAAATGCCTGACTAGCAGATTCGTTGTAAGCATATGTTCTAACTTCAACACATCCACCAACACTAAACAATCCACCAGATCCATCAGGTGCATTCCAGATAAAGCAATATGTATTACCAACAAATGCAGGTGCAGTAAATATATCAAATAGTACAGTATCATTCTCAGGTGAGTATGTTGAAGATTCAGCACCACCAGATGCAGTAAATAGTGATCCAGAACCAGTAAAGTTACCAAAGACAAACGCAGTAGATACAGCACCATCAACAACGTAAGTACCTGTTACTGGTATTGCATTAGCACTGTAAAGTACAGTTCCGTAATCATATTCACCACCAGACTGAATAGTATCAACACTACCCTGATCATCTGATGTAACTACACTGTCTACTACTAGACCATGATCAGTTGATGTGAATACAACGATAGCACTCTGATCATAATCATATGTCCTACACTCAGCAGCACCACCAGCTCTGAATATTGATCCAGATCCAATTTCAACAACAGTACGTGACTGTGAACCAGAACCACCAAGATCTCCAAGTGATGTATCCTCACCAAACTCAGTAGTAGATACACATTCACCAGCACCACTTGTAGCGAATAGTGAACCACCACCAGTGTATAGACCCTTACTAAATGACTGTGTAACAGCACCAGATGCAGTGTAAGTACCTGTTGTTGGATATGCAGTAGAGGTGTAAAGAATTGAACCGTAGTCTACTTCACCATCAGATTGAGGTAATGCAACCGCACCATTATCATCGATTGTTGTAACAGTATCAGATATGAGACCGTTATCTTCAGTACTGTATACAACAATACCAGTCTCGTTGTAAACGTAAGCTCTGGATTCTACACATCCACCAACACTGAATAATCCACCTGTACCTGGAGGTGCATTCCAAATAAACCTATATGTGTTACCATAGAATTGAGGTGCTGTAAATGCAGTGAATAGTACAGTATCTTCAGTAGGTTGATAAACAGCAGACTCAGCAGCACCACCTGCAGTGAATAGAGAACCACTACCAATTTGTGCGAATGATGGTGCGTACTGAACATCACCAGATTCTTCTTGTGTCTTCTCATCACCTACTTGTGGGAATGTACCAAATGGTTCGGTTAGATATTCTGGGTTGAGTGCATCAATTTCTTCCTGAGTCCACAGTGCTCTTGTTAGACTGAGGGTGTATGTTCCAGAGTTAGAAACAGTCTCTGATGTGTAAATTACAAATCCGTAATCTTCTGTGTCCTCATCGAACAATCCAAGATCACCGTAATTAATTACGTCATTGGTTGGATGTGTTAAATCTGTTACTAATCCATAATCAGTAGTATTAAATGGAAGTACTGGACCAGGAGCATAGTTCCATGTAACAGCTTCAACAAGACCACCTATACTGAATAGTCCACCTGTACCTGGAGGTGCATTCCAAACAAACTTATAGGTGTTACCAATAAATTGAGGTGCAGTAAAGACATCAAATAGACCTGTTGACTCCCAATCAACAGTTGCAGACTCAGCAGCTCCACCAGCACTGAATAGAGATCCAGCATCTGATACGAAGTTCCAACAGAATCTGTAGGTGTTATTAACAAACTGAGGTGCAGTGGTAAGAGTTATTAATCCAGTTGTAGGATATGTGGTAGAGGTGTAAAGAACTGAACCATAATCATCTTCACCTTCTTGAATATTAGCAACACTACCCTGATCAACATTAGTAGTAGCAGCATCTACTATTAATCCATAGTCATCACTTGTAAATGTGACGATAGAAGATTCGTTGTAATCGAATGTTGCAGACTCAGCAGCACCAAGAGCAGTGAATAGAGATCCTGATCCAACCCAATCTCTAGTTCTGGATAGAATACTAGTACCACTAAGATCTCCAAGTGATGTGTCTTCTCCAAACTCAGTAGAAGTCTTACTCTCAACAGATCCACCAGCACTGAATAGTGAACCACCAGTAGTAGGATCTCTGAATACAACATACTCTGAACCAACACCTGATGTCTGAAGTGTTCCTGTTAGAGGATATATTGTAGAAGTCCATATTACTGTTCCGTAATCATCTTCACCTTCTTGGATGTTAAGGTCTCCATACTCACCAAATACCGTTGCATTATCAACAATGTTACCTTCATCATCAGTAGAGAATACATTAATAGAAGACTCGTTGTAATCGAAGGTAACAGACTCAGCAGCACCATTGACGAGTGGTAAGTTACCAGATCCATCATAGTTCCAACAGAATCTATAAGTGTTACCAATAAATTGAGGTGCGGTAAAGATATCAAATAGTGCTGTATCCTCAGTAGGTTGATAGGTAGCAGATTCAGAAGCACCACCTACAGAGAATAGGGAACCTTCACCAATCTGACCCCAGATAGGTTTGTACTTAACATCACCAGATTCTTCTTGTGTCTTCTCATCACCTGCATATGGGAATGTACCATATGGTTTGGTGGTATATCCTGGTGAAAGTTCATCAATCTCTGCTTGAGTCCATCTTGCTCTTGTGAGACTGAGATTGAGTGATCCGAATGGAATAGCAGTAGATGTAAATATAATATGTCCTTGATCATATTCTCCACCATACTGAGATTCTATTACTGAACCATAGTCATCAACTACAGTTACAGAATCAACTATTAATCCACTATCTTCTGTTCCATATGGAATAGTTGATGATTCGTTATAATCAAATGTTACCTTCTCAACTCCACCACCAACACTGAATAATCCACCTGTACCTGGAGGTGCATTCCAAACAAACTTGTATGTGTTACCGATAAATTGCGGAGCAGTGTAAATATCAAATAGTGTTGTAGCATCACCAAGTTCTGTTGTGCTAACACATTCACTAGCTCCACCAGCACTGAATAGTGATCCACCTTGTGTAGGATCCCTGTATACAGCAGCACTTGGAGAAGTACCAGAAGATTGGAGTATTCCTGAAACTGGATATACAGTTTCATTGTAAATTACTGAACCATAATCAATCTCTTCTTCTTGTGGAAGTGCGACTCCTCCATACTCAGATGTAATAGCACTATCTGTTATTGAACCATCATCACTAGAGGAGAACGTAACAATAGATGATTCATTGTAATCGAATGTTACTGAGTCAGCAGCTCCACCAACTCTGGACATTGCACCAGTACCAACTTCACGAACGACAAGTCGTTCGATCATACTACCAAGATAATAATTACCACCAACTATCTGGAATATACCAGTTGTATTTGGTACTACAGTAATAGCCTCGGCAGCACCACCTACAGAGAATAATGAACCTCTACCAATCTGACCCCAGACAGGAATAAATCGAACATCCTTTGATTCTTCTTGTGTCTTCTCATCACCTGCATACGGGAATGTACCATATGGTTTTGTAGTATATTCTGGATTGAGTTTATCAATCTCTTCTTGAGTCCAAGATTCTCGTGTGAGACTAAAGGTAAATGTTCCCTGTGCGGAATTAGTAGTAGCACTGTAGACAACTAAACCATAATCATATTCACCACCGTCTTGAGGTGGATGAACTGTACCGTAATCATCGACAGTAGGATCTTCACCTGTTATGAGACCAATGTCTTCACTACTAAATGGTACAACTGTACTATCATTATAACTGAATATTACATACTCAGATCCACCACCAACTCTGGATATAGCACCAGATCCAATCTCTCTAAATGTTGCTTGAAGGTTATTATATCCACCAGAATAAGTGAACAGTGCAATATCTTCAACTGGTTGATATCCAACTGCCTCGGAAGCTCCTCCCATACTGAAGAGGTTACCACCCTGTACAAATCCATGACCCCAAGTGAATGAGTAGGTATCGAAGTTATGACCTTCGGTAGCAGAAAGACCTGGGTTAGTTGGATCAAAGTAATTCTCTGGAGTTGAATCATTAATAACTTTAGGATCAGTCTTGATAGTAAGTCCACCCATTGAGGTTGCAACACCATCATGCCAGATGTACCACCAGTTCTCTGATAACCATCCTTCAGTAACAAGACCCCAATTCTCTGAATCAACTGGACTATCTTCTATTGATCCCCAGTTATCAGTACCGTATCCAATCGTAGCAGTATCATCATATCCATATGTTCTTAGTATTGCTACACCACCAGTTACAGGTAGAGAACCAGATCCTGTCCAATGATACTGGAACTTAAGATTACTGTATGCACCAGACCAAGTGAATAGAGTTGTATCACTTCCAACTATAGTATCAGTTCTACACTCAGCAGCTCCACCAGCACTGAATAGAGATCCAGATGCAGTCCAATGTGGTGCATTAGTTGTAAGGTCTTGTCCACTAATGGTAATAGATCCTTCACCTTCCCAATACCTAGCGTAAGTACCATCTCCTTGAATATCATAAAGAGCAACGAACTCATAGGTTCCAGTATTTGCCTCTACATTATTCCATATAATTCCACCATTATCATATTCACCAGCAGTAACTGGTTTGGTTGTTGTACCAAGATCTTCGGTCTCACTAAATCCATACCAAATTAATCCATTATCTTCTGTCTGTAATGTATATCCAGACTCATCATTAAACTCATGTACAAACTTCTCAACACCAGCACTTCCGAATGAAGCATTACCAGACATGACCTCACGACTTGTCTGTGAGTATATCTCTCCACCAGTTACACTGAATAGTGTTGTCTTGTCTCCAAATTCTGTAGAGGTCTTAGTCTCTGAGAGACCACTTGCAGCGAATAGACCACCCGAACCTGTTCTGTCTGTAGTAAAGCTATAAGTATTAAATTCTGCCCAAGGTGCGTTAGCAAACTTATGGTATGATGTTGCACCTCTTACATCATCTGTGTTGTATACAAATCCCCAAGATTCTTCTCCTCCAGACTTGGAAGCTGTAATATCTCCAAAATCCAAAAGACTTGGGACTGCATCGACAGCTCCCAAGTCTTCTGTGGTGAATGGTACGAATAAGAATTCGTTCCAATCTAATGTTGTTGTTACTTCACAAGTACCAGATACAGTAAGCCCACCAGAACCTACCCAGAACGCACTACTGCGTTCCATACCACCGCCCATCTCAAATAGGGATCCAGTACCAACCCAGATCTTTCTAATGCCTTCTAAGGCGGTAGAGGCAAGGTAAGCAGTTCCATCAGCAACATAATTACCCTTACTTAAACTCTCGGATGATATTCCACCAGATATAGTTGCTGTTCCAAATGGGTAGTTATCTGCTGATATGGAGACTTCTCCATAACTATCTTGACTTAAATTACTTTCTGCTTCCAAATTCGTTGGAGCATCACCTATCGATCCATAATCATCCGTTACGTTAAGGACAGTAACATCGCCGTAACTTTCGGTAGAATATAGAGAAATCGTATTTGAATCGTAGGTGTATTCGTTCATACTTTACGAAAACAATAAGAAGGGGGTGGAATACTCCAACCCCCCATCCTGTTATACTTAATAGTATAAATGATCAGTCAAGACTGATATTCAATGTAACCTTAATTTGGTCACCGTTGTTCTGAATAGGGTATGGACCATTTGTAAATCTTTCAGCGAACATTATGCTGCTGTAAAGAGTTAGGTTACCAGTTCCATCCAATGCAGGAATTGTATCAAAAGTTGATGTTGAAGGTGTACTGAATACAGTGTATGTTTGCTCAGTAGTTGTAGTGTTTGAAGTACCACGTGCAATGTAAATAACATCGCCTGGTTGTAAACCGTGAGCTTGAGTAGCAGTTACTGAAGTATAGTCAAGTGTGATACTTGGGTCAGTAGCACCCTGAATGTTATCAGTTAGAGCAACAGCAACATTAGAAGAATCACAAAGATAGATACGTCTTTGAGCACGATCAATACCACCAATTGATGTTCCAGAAGGAACAGCACTGTTACCACCGATAACCATACCGATTGTAATGTTGTCCATTACAGAAGCTACGTTAGGAAGTGTGATATAGTCGTTACCAATAACTCCGATACAAACATTGGATGCATCACCCTTTGTTAATTGAGTAGCAGCAGCACCAACTGCAGCATCAGCAACACCTTGAATTGCAGGAGGCATATTATTTGCTCTTACAATATAGTAACCGTAGACATTACCAGCAGCAGCATCAAATGTGAAAGTCTGTTCTGGATAAGTAGCAGTTGTTACAACACCAGCAGTAGAGTCTTGATTAATTTTCCACTGCCCACCATTTAGGAGAATACCATACTGAGAAGTATAATCGTAACGTGATTCAGTACGATTGTTTACACATGTAGGATAACCTGTATTTACAGTTTGTCCATACTTGTTTGTATTACCATCTTGATATGGTTCGTAATATGCTGTTGCACTAGGCACGTCTGCTTCAGCAGGGGTGGTGTCCGTAGTGTAAAGCTTAAGAATTAGATCCCTTGGTGCATTATCTTCTCTATCCAAAACGAAGTTGTTCTGGTTAACGAGATAACGAAGTGATTCAAGTTCGCCAATATTAGGTACTAGCAGTGCCATTTAATTTGTCTCCGAAAATCGTTTGTGTTGCTTGCTTACGTTTATTTATAAAATAATCGCTCCTCGATTATTTATCAAAGGAAAACTTTAAGAGATAACATAAATCTCCTAATCTGGTTTACCTGATCAACTCGGAACCGTAGCATATCCCCAGCTATTAAATCTCTATCCCAACTAGTTAAAACATCACCAGATGCTTTCAAGTTTCCATTAATGGTTGGTTTATCACCACCACATATAGTTTGGAAGTTAGGAAAATCATTGAATGTACATTTCTGTACGTCCATAATAAGAATACCAACCACATCAGAAGTTAGTGTCCACGACTGAATTCTTCCAGTTACATCTATTTGTAGTTCACCTTTTTCTCCAGTGTTCATATCTACAGAACCACTACCATAAACAAAGTTAATTGTTCTGGTAAGATCCGCAGTTGTTGATTGAGCAACAGTGAAAAGCTTATCTCCAGCAGAAGGTGGAGTTGGGAATATTATCTTACTACCACTAACAGTATAATCTACTCCTGGATGTTGAACTAATCCATTAATGCAAACAATTAACTGTCCTTCATTTGTTGGAAAGTATGCAGTTCCTCCTTGTGTTAGATCAAACTCTGTCTTAGTTCCATCGAACTGAGCAGTAAAATCATCAAGAACCTCATTGTTATTCTGCAAATATTTTGCAGGAATATCATAATTTACACCAACTGCAAATTTCTTTTTAGCCTCAGAAACTATATTATAGTTTTGAGATTGTACTGATACGTTATAGGTAGGCATCAGGAAACTCCAGGTGTTACTTCTAGTATTCCTTCAATAACTCTAGACTTAGTACCCGAAGGTGCAGTCAAGAGAATATCATAAACATACCTTCGAGCTTCTAAGGTAGTTGATGTAGCATTAGGAAGAGCTATTGATAATTGTCCGTTATATCTGTCTGGGAAGTCAACTGTAAAGTCTGTTGATGTAGATGAAGTAAAACTCTTTTTCAGTTTCGCTACAGCACTATAACCAGTTAAATTTAACGGTGTTGTATTCGCTTCATTCTGAATATTAAAGGTCGCATTAAAGTCCGTTCCTTTCTCGCAAATTAAATTTATTGGTATAGCAGCCATCGTACATACAAAGAACCCCTCACTATTTAGCGAGGGGGAACTTTGTTATTCAGTTGGAGGTGCTTCTGGTGTTTCCGTTTCTGGTGTTGGTAACGGTTCAGCATTAACTTCACCAGTTAGAATACCAAGGGTTTCTAGTCCACCCTGAAGTTTTGTACGATACTCTCTAAGACGAATAAGTTCTGTCTCTGCCTTAGTAATTTTATCGTTAGCATCAGAAAGTTGTTTGGTAAACTCTTCTCTCAACTGTGCTGGTTCCATAGGAGCAGCATTTGGTGTTTGGGTCATCGTATAAGTGATCGATCTTATCTATTTATTATAGCACAGATAGCTATCTTTGCATACCACGTATCATGGATTTCAAAACTTCTATCTCTGCTTTAAGTTCGTCTATCTCATGATCAGTCCTACTAGACTTAGCACGTGCTGCTTTTATTGCATCAAATGCCTTGGTATCACTATTAATTATAGCACCTGTGTTTGAGTCTCTATAAAGACTGTCCTTACCTTCTACTTGTATATTCATTAGAATGATGCTACTGCTCTTATATCTTGTAACTTAGGTACGTATGATGGGTTATCCGAATTCATAACAACCTTAACTGCAAAAGAAGTAAACTCAGGTAAGTTAGAGATACTAAATGGAATTTCTTGATATGAATCTTGCTTCTCAAAGAGACCAGAGATTTCATTCTCTGCAGTTGCAACTAAATCAATATCAGCTTTACCATCTACATTAAAGAACTTCCATTCAAGATCATCAAAATTAACTTCACTTGATTCTTCTTTAATCTTATAGAGTATTTTGATATCATTGATGTTTCTCACATTAGCAGTAAGCTTAACATCAATTGATGTACCAGGATTATCTAAAGAAATTTCCTTAGTAACATACTTAGCAATACCAGATGTATTCTTAGAAGAATCTTCAGCAACATGTGCTATACCATTTTGCAATGATGCAGACTTTACTTCCCACCACTCTTCAGTATTAGAATCTTGACCAACAAACTGAAGTAGATCTGTAACTCTGAATATATCATTCTGTTGATCTACTGGTTTTGGTTCTCTTTCATAAGGTGAAAGTGCTGTTATCTTTGAAGTAAAATCATCGTTAATAGGTTGTTTATTATTAAACAAAGTTAATTCTTGAGTCTTAGCATTCCATTCAACAACTATACCACTAATCTTATCTAGATATAGATCATCAGTAGTATCTGAAGTCGTTATCTGTTTATCATTATATCGATTAACAGTTGTGCCTACAGTAAATGCTGGTGCTTTAACAGTAGATCCAGCGTTTGTAACCTTTACCGTATCACCATTCAAGGCAGTATCAGCACTAAATGTTAACCATTCTGATGCTTTAAATTGCCCTTCATTAGTTATTCTTACAGTCACTGTACTTGTACCAGCATCCCAATTAAGAACTTTTCCAGCACCACCAGAAAGATTTGCAATCTCTGATGTATCTGTATTAGTCTTAGAATTTATAGTTTGACCAACTGTTACAGTAGCTCCACTATGACCTGTTATTGCAAAAGTAACTATAGGATTAAGCTTAAGAATCTGATTTCTTCTACCATAACGATTTTCCGATCCAGTAGGATTTTCAATTCTATTAGATATAGTTTTAACAGAACTAGTTCTAAGATCAATAACAGGAGAAAGTGTTGATGTAGTAGATGAAAGTTCTAACTTATAAACAAGAGAATTTGTAATATCATTTCTTAATTCATTAATTCTAGAAGCTAACACTTTCTGGTTTATGAAGAAATGCTCTTGTTTAATAAATGTCTTCTCATAATCTGATTGAGAATATGAAGCATAGTTAACAGGACCACTATCTACAGGAACAATATTAGTTGTTTTAACAGTAGAATCAATTTTTGTTTGTGGGAATGAAAGGTATCCAATATCAGCATACAATTTCTCAAATTTCTTATTAAGAGAAATTAATCCACCTGAACTACCACCAATTGCATTTGAGCTAGCATTAGTTGTAGATACGATATTAAATGTATCTACACCAGAGTTCTCAACTGTAAACAGTGTAGTATTCAAAGAAGATGCTGAAATACCACCAGTCTCTGTAAGATTCTTAAAGAACGCAAAGGACTTACCACTATCTTCAAATCCGTGATCTCTATGTGTAACTTCAACATACTTATTATTTCCTCTAAACCTCTTAAGATCAGCACTACTACTTGCTTCTGCACTAGTGCGTATGGAATTAATATCCATAGTTTCATAACCTAAGTTATCGTTTGTTAACATAACACTAGCAGTCCTAGAGATATCAAACTCTGCTCTGTTAAGCTGGAACTTAATATCTTCCTTGAGATTTTCTGTCCAAGAATCCACGTTCTGTGATCTATAAACAGATCCTAATCCAGGTTGTACTGTAACCGTTCCTGAACCTGCAGGTTCTCCCACTTCAGAAGCCCAGACTTCATAATCAGTAGAATCGGTTTCGATAACAAAAGCATACTCAGTATCATTCTGTAAATATACAGGATAATCAAAATCAAAGTCAGTCGATACACTACCAGCAACATCAGTTGCTAAGTTAGTTGCTACACCCATTCTAACAGCAGGTGTATCAATATCCACAACTGCTTCTACAGCACCACCAGCATTACCAGAACCAGTTCCAGCAATAACAATAGAAGGAGCACTTGTATATCCAGAACCAGATATAGAAACTTCAGCATTGAATAATTTACCACCAGAGATACCCAATGTACCAGTTGCGGTAGTACCACCTGGTAATTGTGGACTTTCGATAGTCATTGCTGCACTATCATAAAAAGATCCAGCACCAATAACTTTAAGATCAATAAGTGATCCAGAATCCTTAGCAATATTAACAGATATTGAAGTATTATTTGTATTATTTGCTAAAGTTATTGATGGAGCAATAAGTACTTCTCCTGCTTGGAAAGAATTACCATTGTTATTAGAAAGAACAAGTGTGTATACTTGATCTGCTGATACTGGTATCTTATCTGCAGCTCCTGGTAATACTTCAATACCAGTCCTATCAAAGATTTTGAATATAGGTCCAGTAGCACCTGATATTTGTCCAGTTACAATTTCACCAACCTCAAGAGATGTCTCTTGTGATACATAAAACTTCAATTTGGTTTCAGGAGAAAGAGTCTTCTCTGTACCAGGAACAATATAACTTCCTGGTTTACCACTTACTGTATTTGTGATATAAGTTCTTACTGGAACTTTAGATGCTTTCTTATTAAAGAAGAGATACAAACTAGTAACAAATACACCACCATCATATCCTTCAACCTTAAATGTTTGTGCTAATGGACTTGGTTTCTTTTGTGTACTTGTATCAAGATCAATAATCTGCTTACCTTCATTAGACTTGAAATATGCAGGTAATGTTGAAACAATACTACCAGGATTAGCAGGTAGTATTCCAGTAGGATAATATTTAACTTCAGTATATGTTTCTACAGTGTCTTTATTATCATCTGTAGAGCTCGAAGTAAATCTAATTGTTTTTTCACCAGTTGTGAATTGTAATTGCTCAGAACTGGTATCATAACTTGTATTGTAGATATAGTTGTTCCAAGTACTTCCTTGTGTTGGAGCATAACCATTAGGTATAATAATAAGACCACTAGCATTACCACCATCATCAGTAATAATTGAAGCACCAAATGTTGATAGCGAGTTACCAGGTATTCCTGTAAATCTTAGATCAGGGTTGCACCATCTACTAACATCTCTTCCCTCTAGGAATGGATATATTTTAGTATTAGGTTTCATCCTACGAACAGTAAACTTAACTGCTTTAGATCTAGCAAATTGTTGTAGTGATGTAGCAACTGCAGTTTCACCAACTACCTTTGTATTAATTCCTTTACCAGTCTCATTATTTTGTGGACTGATATTAGATGAACTTGCTACATTAGCAATCTTAACTGTAGATGATACTTGATCTGAGTTAATATCAGAAAGAGGTCCGATATTGAAGAAGTTCTGATTAGATCCAACCCAGTTAACTGAATAAGAATTGTACAAGCTTGAATAAGCATCACGTACATTATTTTTAGCAAGGAATATGGTGTATAATGAAGTGTTATTATCAGATACCAAAGGAGCATCTGTATTCTCATACCATGAATCTACAGGTGTATTGAGAGATGCATCTCCAACATATTGAATAACCACAAATGGATTTGGGTTAATAGTCTTAGTAGCAAAGCTATTATCTAATAACGATAGATTAGAATATGGAAGAGTAATAACATCACTAGATCTCCTATATCCAGAAACCACTCTTTCATCTTGTTTTGTATTAACTTCAATTAGATTAAGAGAATCTTCTTTAGACTGAGCTCTTAATACAGATTGCTTTGTATCAATGGAACACTTATAATCAATTGATTTCAGGTTACCTATCTTATGAGTCTCGAAGTTATCTACAACAAATCCACTCTTAAACCTTTCGAGTCCTATATCATCCTTGATCTGCATATTTAATGCTTGCTGCTCAAGAACACTAAGGAGTGTATAGTACTCTAACCTTTCAACTCTCTTTTCTAACTTACCAATATCCCTCATGGTATAACGCTTGTTATCCACAGGTATAACTCTTACATCTTTGCTTGTAGTAGTATATGCAGGTATATAAAGATATGTTAAAGGTATAGCGTCATCAATAACTGCTGGTTTTGATGGGTTGAGTGATGAGTTACCTTCTTTAACAATAAATTCACCCTTCTTAGTTAAGAATATACCATCTATACGATCTAGATATTGATTCTGATAGAATGAGATAGTATAAGGAAGATTTGAATCTGAAGCTGGACAACTAGAAACAACACCACCACTACCAGTAAATTCATTAAAGGAAGACTCTGTATACAAAGACTTATCTTGGAATCCAGTAATAGTGGAGTCAGTATCAACCTTTGGTCTAAAGTCAATAACATCTCTTAAATTAGTTATACCATAAACAGATGAGTTAAATGTAGGAATCTCATCAGCTGAAACACCTGCTTCATGTACATAGGAATCAACTACACAGAAGTCACCTTGTGAATGATCAAAGTAATCAAATGATGCTAGTAACTGACCAGTAGGTAGATCGAAACCAGGTTTAATAACAATACGAGATACATCATATAAAGTATCACGTTGACCATCATCAAATGTAAATCTACTAGTAACATCAGTACCAGTAACAAGATTACCTGCAGTGTCTACATTTGGAGGTGCAGTTGCAGAACCTTCGTATACGTAATTTAATTTAATAACATCAGAATATGATACTGCATTAATCTCAGATGCATTAATATCTTGTCCTCTTAAAGGAAGAACCTTATCACCTTCTGGAGTAATAACGATTTGCTTATTCCTAACAACAGTCTTCAATCTAGGTCTAGACTTAGTAATCTCTAATGTTGCTGTAAGCTTAAGTGTTGGATAATCAGTACCACCCGAAAGAGTACCAAAATAATTATCAGGAAGTGCTACACTAACACTACCAGCAGTTAATCCAGATGCAGTATCAGTAGATGTTGCAACTTCGACAGCAGAAGATGGAACATACACAATATCTCCAGTCTCTACAGCAGTAGCATTTCCTTTCTTAAGAACAGTGAGGATAAAGTTATTTTCTTCAAACTGTACAAATTTTTGTGTACCAAATTCTAACTGTGCTTTAAATGTTAAAGTTCCACCACTAGCAGATGAATCTAGAACATAATCTCTTCTTTGATAATACTTAATAGCAGTATCATCAGTATTCTTAACCAATGATTTGATTTGCTTACTTCCAGTTGGGAATATTAAAGTAGATTTAGATCCATTCTCAATCTTTGGTCTTACTCTTAGTACAGTTGTACTACTTACATTAGAAGGAAGTAAAGAATCTAGGTAAATTCTTGATTTCTTAGTACCTTGTGGTTTAGTTGCTTGTTGTACTACTGCCTGAATAAGGTTGTTGTTTGTGTCACTGAACTGAACTAGATCTCCCTGTACAAGACTCTTTGATGCATCACCACCAAATCCTGTACATTCAACATACTGATTACCTTCTGTACCACTAAATGTAAAATCAGTTATAGTAGTACTGGTAACATATTTCTCTCTAAACAACTCAACATCACTAGTAAATAAATTTGGTGATTGAGCTCCTTCAGGTGCTACACCAAACCTAGACCACATCGACTTAACATTTTGTGGTGTGTATGTTTGTACTACATTTTTAAACAATATAGGACGTATTACTGCGTCATCACTTGATGAATGGGCAGAAGCAGTAGTCTTAGCAACTACTATTGGCGGTGATGAGTAGGTATTAGAAAGACTATCCCTATTCATAATTTTTGCATTAGCATATCCACCACTACCATCTAATTCAGAAGAGATAACAGATGTATCATATGATACACCATCTATAACTAAAGTATCTAACGCACCATAGTTTGCACCTCTACTATCAATAACAAAGTGAGATATAGTATTTTCTCTAGCAATTCTTAGAGAATTACCAGCTTCATCAAATATAGTTTCCCCTTCAACAAATTCTCCATTAAGAACCTTACAATAGATTCTATTACCAGAAGATAGAAGTCCTTTTGGTGATCCTTCTACAACTCCATAAGCACCACTCTTACTACCAGTAATATACTTACCAGCTACAAATGTAGCAGCAGCAATATCGCTATCTACAGTTATCTTGGTTAAGAATGTTGGATTGAAATACGACATTTTAAAAGTCGTATTATATTTGCTTGTTCCACCAATTCTTCCTTTTGAAAGAATAGTATCAGAATCTGGATTGAATCCAACTCCTCTTTCTTGTAGATGGAAATCCTTAGGCTTAGCAAGTCCTATTGAAGGAACAATCATCTCACTGTAAGAAACTATATGACCAAATATTTCACTTGAAGTTTGTAACTCTGCAGCATTTTGACTGAAATATAGTCTTGTTCTCTTATCATTACCACCGTCAGTAGAAGAGTAATCTCTTAAATGAGTATCTACAATATCTCTAGGACCAACAAATGTAAATTCAACATATGCAGCACTTCCTTTAAACGAATCTGGGAAGTCAGCATTAGAACCATTAAACTTAGAATATGCAAGAGTTGTAATCTCTACTGAAGCATTAGCATTACCTTCACCACCTTTTCTTACCCAGAAGCTTCCATGTGATGTCTCCCATGAAGAAGGTACTATATCTGCCCATGTCTTACCACCTGCAGTTGTAGTGATATCAACAATCACAGTCTTGATTGCTACATCAGAATCATATGTAAATTCTCTTCTTTGACGAGTTTGTTTATGTGAATCTATTACCTTACCATCGGTTTTATCTTGTGTACCATTAAGACCTAATGATCCATCACCAAATACACTATTAAGGTATAGTGTTGGGAATGAAGATAATTCAGCATCATATGAATTTAAAGGAATTGAATTGTAAGTGTTAGTTAGATAGAAACTTGCAAGACCAGAATGCTTGAGAGTTATATTATCTCTTTCAAGTGATTCTCTAGATTTATTAACAGTTAGATACTTGCTCTCTTTATTAACAATCTCATAACCCTTAATATATGCTTTACCAGCTCCAATTGATGCAATCATCTTCTGAGATGCATCAGTAAGACTTAAACCATTAACTAACCCATCAACACCTACACCATAAAGACCTTTGTTATTATCTTTCTGATAATATTCTCTCAATTCTGTTGGGAATGATTCAACAACATAATCACCAGACTCATCAAATGTTCTTCTTGCTAGAGTCTCTTCAATTACATTGTATTCTGCCTGTTTTACCTTTCTCTGTACAGATCCGTTCTTAACTGTTAGTAGTTGTATGAAATTGCTATCTGTAGAAGCATTATAATCATACTTAACTAGTCCTAAAGTAATTGATAATCTATGAGCACCAGGAGCACTAAAGTTTGCAAATCCCCTTGCCTGATCATAAAGTGTTCCATCCTCTTCAGGAGTTACTAAGGTTTCGCTAATCTTAAATCCAACCTTAGCAGATGGAATATTAATATATGGTTCAAGAATGATGAGCTCAGCATCATTACGAACAAAATGTCCATTAACAAAGTAAATACCTTCTTCTACTTGTACAGCAGAAGCAAAACCCATTGCTGAACTAGTGTAAGAGGTCTCTGCGTCAGTATCAGGATCCTTTAGAGTAATAGAGGTAGGTAGAACACTTCCATCCGTTCCAACAACCATAAGAGGCGTATTAACCCCATCTACAACTTCTAAAGTCTCACCTTGTCTAAAAGTAGACTCATTATTAGAATTACCACTACTTGTGTAGTTCACATATAGTGTATCAGAAGTTGTTGTAGTACTATATCTAGTGGATACAATTGTACCAGTAACACCAGACGTGATGCCCTTTAACGTCTGACCTACCAGATTCTTAATATCATATTTTTTGAAGACAATATTACCTCCCTCTGATACTGCAACTTCAGTAACAGAAGAAAGTTTAACGTAATCTAGTTTATTGTTTAATCCTACTTCACCAGGAATAACTAGATCACCTTGTTTAAATTGTTTACGTCCAATTGATTCAATCTGATTTTGGAGTACAGATTGAAGTTGAGTTAGTTCTCTCGCTTGTATTGAGTATCCAGGTCGAAAAAGAAGTCTATAAAAATTCTTAGACGCACTGTAGTCATCATAGTATGGACTTACATTTAGATTCGTCTTTTGTGGCATCGTAAACCATTAGCTAACATGGAAGATTAGAATTCGATTACGAGCTTGATGTCCTCTATTTGGTCAGCAGCTCTTGTAATCAGTCTTCTGTTCTCTATGTATACGAGTTCTCCAGAGTTGTTCTTGATCTCTGGATTCGCCAAACCACTTGCAAATGTTACGCCTTCGGTAGTTGATGAGTATGTGCTATCAGGGTTAACTGATACAGCAGTACCACCATCAACGATAGCAGAACTTGAATTATTTTCAAATCCTCTTACAATACCGTTATCTGTGTGTGCGTTTGGTGATTGGAAGTACTTAAGAATACCACCATTACCATTACCATCTGCAGTCCAAGAAACAACTGTTCCTTTAGCAGTTCCAGCACCACCGTTTAAAGTTTGTGTGATTGTATTATCTTTTCCGAAAGAAGAACTAGTAAGACCAGTTCCATTAACTCTTACGGCGTATACACCAGAAAGGGTGTTTGCAGTAGCATAGTTTGTTGATCCCCACTGCAATGGATCTTTAATAAGTCCGATTCTACGGAAGTCGTTATCAACTGGGAAGTCTCCAGATCCTTCTGCATAAGTCAGACGGACGTTAACCATAACACGCTTGCCGTTAAGCTCTTGTGCAAGATCAGCACCATGTCCACCAGCAGGAGGAATAATAACTTCAATAGCACCACGAGCAGTACCAGAAATGGTCTCAGCAGTACTTAAAGTTGAATCAGAGAATAAACCATAAGCATTTCCACCAGCACCAGTACCTGTACCAGATTTAAGTGCAACACTACCATAAGTATAACCTGTACCTGGAGCCTGAACTTCAGCAACAGTTATTGCACCAGTACCATCGGTAGTAAACTTAGCAACACCACCAGTACCATCTCCTAAGATAGGACCATATAGAGTAGCACCAGTAGGAAGAGCAGAACCAGCATCTGAAATCAAGAGGGTATCTATAGCACCATCTGCAGCAGCAGGACCAGCATATGTACCAACAGGCATAAAGTCACTGGATAAGAAATCCATAACCTGTTGTGTTGTCATTGTATAAAGGTACTTCCAACGATATCCGTCAGTAGGACCAGTATATACACCAGTAGCATAGTTGTTTGCTGTGGTAGGCATATCAGATGCGTTACCACCACCAGCAACTGTATCTTCCTTATTATAAAGACACTTGAATACTTCGTAGTTATTGTTCATAACATAGAACTTAGAAGCTCCTAATGAAGTTGCTCCTGTAGCAGCAGCCTTTGCAGTACCACCTGAAGCAGGTGCAGCACTGTAGTCAGGCTTGTACATGTCGAACTTAGGGTTAGTAACTGTGTTCCAGTTATAACGTGAAACTACAGAAACAACATTAGAAGACTCTACCCTTTTAGCAGCAATGAGCTCATCATAGATACTCTGCTTTTCTTCTTGGTTGTCTAAAGGAGCAGGTGCATTCGTTTCATCGGCAATACGATACACACCACTTTTAGCTTCAGCACCAGTATCAGAACCACCTGTATATCCCTTAATTACGTTACCAGCAGTCGGTGTACCAGCAGCAGGGGAAGGAGAATGAACAAGAATTGAATTAGGATTCACTTTGCGGATAGTTGCTTTCCACGTTGTAGATCCGTATGCAGTAGCACCAGCAGCACCAGCATCGTACACTTCTTCACCGACATTAAATGCAGTAGCATTAGGATCATAGATCTCTAAGTAAGAATCCCACTGGTCTGACCGACCAACGAAGAAATACATACGTGCACGATCTGCACTAGTATCGTTTGCACCTTCCGTAAGGGATTCTAGAAATTGTTGTGCATTAAAAATGCGAAACTTTTCTGATATGATTGCCGACATAATTGAAAATTGGGTAGTTTTGTACTACAGGATATCCGAGTTATTTATATTTATACTTGTCTAACTACAGTTCCTGCAGTTTCAGTTGTTAGACCTGAAGGTTGAATACTATCTGCACTACCGTAATCAACGATGAAACGGTCAGATAATTTTGAACTATAAGCGATACGGAACTTACCGACTTGTATCACACCTGTTGCATCAAATGCATCAGTAGTTGATACCATAACATTAGAGTCAGTCCAATCAAAGTCAGTGTCTAATAATGTTGCTGAAAGGACTGCTGATGTGGAAGTACCCATACCAATAGTAGGAGCATTGGTAGGAGTTGTTAACCTAACTGCACCAGTCATTGATAACGTATTATCAATCTCAATCTGTTTAATCGAATGAGTCAACGATGTAGTTGTTCCCATTGCGGATTGTGTAATAGAATGAGGTGTAGTCACATGAATCTCTGTTGCTCCAACAGAAACCTTATTTTCTCTAACGAGTTGTTGAGTGACTTTTAATTGTTCGCTCTGAGAAGATGTTGCAGCAACACTATGAGTAAACTCAAATGCTAACTGTGTTGCTTCTCCAACGAATGATGTAGTATTTAGAGCACTAAGACCAGTTATAGTGTCTTCAAATTTACGGATGTATTTGGTATCAAACTGTCTAGTCTTCTTAATGATATCGTAACCACGAGAGACATTAACAATAGGTGCAGCAGTATATCCACTACCACCATCAGTAAGAATAACATCAATAACATTACCACCATCAACAATAGCATGTGCCTTAGCACCACCACCATTTAAGTTAGCTGGTTCAAATGTTAGTACTGGAGGAGTATCATAATTATGAGCTTGTGGATTAGAACCAAGGGTGGTTTTATTCCAATTCAATGATGTTACAACATCTCCAGTAAGAACTGCTGTAATATTGAGACCTTCACCTTTAGTAGAACCATTATAGTTACTCACAGAGACAACACCTACATTATCACTGACTTGTGTATCTTCGACATGTCCTAATGATGCGGATTCTCTATGAGTTAGTTTAACTGTTCTATAATCAGTCTCACCATCAATTTTAATACTATCACCAGGCTCAAGTGAAGTTATGGTAGGTTTGACTCTATCATATAACCAAGAAACACTATCTTTTCTAAGAAGTCTCTTACCATCAACATCATTATATGTAACTGCTGTAGTAAGAGCAGATAAATCAACCTCAGTATATGATGCAGTCTGAAGATCAGTAGTTGCAGCAAGTCTTAGAGGTTTGCTAAGATCAATCTTAGGATTCTGAGCAATGAGAGTAACATCCCATCCACTAGCAGTTTGGTTATACTTTCTAACCATACCAATAGTTGTATATACATCAGGTGTTGGATAAGAATTATCAGTAAACTGATAAATTACTGCACCATCTCTTACACCTGAAATGAAAGTAGCATATTCTGCAGAACCACCAGTAACTGTAATAGTCACTTCATTAAAGAAACGATCTGGTTCTACGTTAAATGCATCCAATAACTGATCAATAGCAGTACCTGTTAATAACAATATACTAACTCGTTGACCTGCTTTCAAAGCTTGACTGAATGTAATGCTAGACTCATTGATAGTATATGCAGCATTTCTCTTCTGCAATATTCCATCAACATAAACAAACGCAAATCTATCATCATCAATAACTACCACATCACCAGTCTTCTCATCCCTCATAATAAATGGACCAGTAATAGATCCATTAAAGTTTTCTTCATCCAAACTCATTCTTATACAACCACCAACATTGTGTGCAAAGAATTTCTCTACAGCAAGAGGTTCCTGTACAGTTAGTGTGTTTAGATTTTGTTCCCACTTAGGTGGTTCTGAAAATACAATCCTATCAGGATTACTAGCACCAGAAGACCTCTTAATATAATAAGAATTTAATCTAGGATAATCTGCATCATACTTAGCATTTTGGAAAACACCATTTATACCTACAATCAGATCATGTCCAACCTCAGTTTTTACTGGTGTGTTATCAGTATAATATAATTCAAAATCTGTATTTTTACCATTAAAGAAATCTGGTAGAGATTTAACTACTGCATTACTGTTTAATATAGACTCAACATTCAAGAATAATGAATTTAATGCAGAGACAACAGTATCACACTCACTAAACACATCACCCTTAGCAAGGATGTTTATATTAGTTAATGTTCTTGTAGTTGTCCAATTACCAGTTCTTTGGTTGTTATCCTCAACTTTAGTAAATAAGTTCGGACCTTTATCAATAGTCTTAGTAACTATCTGAATGTAACTATTCAATGCAGATTCTACTTCAGCACAAGTTGATGTATAAGGACCATTAGGATCAGCAAGTATAGTGGTATCTTCATAAGGAACAATAGTAGTATATGTGCCAGTTGGAAGATTGTTCTTCATTGCCTCAACCATAAGCTGAGTTGCTTTTGTATAAGCAGCAATACTCTCTGCTTTTTGATCTACTATATGGTTGAGTTTATTCTTATAATAGTATCTCTCACCAAAATCAACAACATTCCAGTTACCACCATACCTTATATGATATACCATCGCATCTATAAGATATTCGGTATCTCTTTGACACTTATCTTCATTAGGTATTGCTAAGTTTGGATATGTTGCTTTTAACCATCCAATAGTTTCTTCTGAAATATACTTCTTGTTACCTTCTATAAGATTAGCAGCATCCATAAACTTACCACTATTAATTCTACTGAATGAGAATGTAATCTGATCAATCTGATTGATTGTAGAATAAACAGTTGTAGTTGCTCCAATACCCACGTTTAGTACACCTGTACCAGTCACAGTAACAGGACCATAGTTAGTAGTTCCACTATTGTTAACAGTTGTACTGATACTCTGAGCTGGATATGCAATGTTTGCTGCTTTAGAAACTTTGATCTGTGTAGAACTTACTATCTCAGTAACGGTAGTACCTTCATCAAATTGATTACCGCTACTCACATTCATTCCTACACATACACCTAAAGTAGAAGGAAGTGTAATAATATCCTGTCCTTGAGATACAGTACAGTTATTAACTGATATATCCCAATTCCTTGCTGCAGCAATACACAAATTCATTGTATACTTGTATGCTTCAATACTCTCATCTTTCTGTGCATCAATGTATGCTAATGAACCATCGTTAAAATACTTTTCAGCAGCATCATATGTTGCAGAGTTACCACCAAATCTTAGATCATGTTCATAAGCATCTACAATCAATCCAATATCACGCATACACTTAGACTCTAGTGTATTCCAAGTAAGTGATGGATACTTATCTTTAACATATCCAATCGCCTCTTCCTGTATGAATGTTCTATTGAAACGTAATTGATTAGCAGCATCAATCCATGTACCTTCTTTTTGGAAGATAGGTCTAACTTTCTTCAAATACTGAAGGTTCTTGGAAGCTTCCTTAAACTGGAATAACCTTCCAATAAATTTAGTTGCTTCAATTGTATTATTACCTTCTTGTCTAATACCAAATGGTGCTTTAGCAAAAGTAATCTTATCACCAGATATAGTATATGCAGTCTCTGGTTCTTGTAATACTGCATCTAATGTTATGGTTAAAGCCATAGCATTGTATGGAGTTAATGGATTGTTAGTAGCAGCATCAACTATAGTAAACTCTCTAGTACCACTAATATTACCATACTGATCGAATACACCATCAAAATGTGGAGTGAGTTTGACTTCTCTAGCAATCAATCCAGATGTATCACTTGATTTCTCAGCAAAAGATCCATTACCCCTTAATACATTAATATCCTTAGATAAGTTTACAACAGTCTGATGATATCTCTTAGTATCAATAATACTTGCATTGTTACTATTCTCATCCCAGAGTCTTAGTGTTGAAACTTGTGCAGTCTTAGAATTAGTACTTATCTTTACATCTACCTTTGCATCTATATTAAGTTCCCCAAACATCTTAAATCCAGCTGGATGAACAGAATCCTTAATTAGATCTCTCCAGTCTTCTATCTGAGTCTTAGACTCAACAACATAAGAATAATCCTGATAAAACTTATTGTCTGCTACTTTATGAGTTCTTACACCAACCTTACCCTTATCTGATACAAAGGTTCCTAGATTATCATAGTATGATTTTAGATCAATAGCAAACTCTGCTTTTTGAACAGAAACTATTGTGCCAGTTGAATTACTGGCACTACCTTTAATAGTTTGACCTACAACAAATTCACCTTTAGTTACAGATACCTTAAGAATATTAGATCCAATTCTCCACCCACCATTAGTAACAGTACCCTCTGCAAGTCCAGAGGTTACTTTCTCTCCACTTAAGAAAGACTCAGTAGTATCAACTATTATAACATCACTAGCCTTATGCTTTCTTAATAATGAAGTATCATTCCAAATTCCTGATCCATTAAATTCAAGTTCTACATTTTTTGGAGCTCCTATAGAAGATCCTAAAGCAAATATTCTAATATCACCTTCAACAACTTTAAGTGATGGTTTGTATGTGTAGTTCTTTCCTTTGTTTGTTACAATAACATTTGCTATTCTATTATCAGCAGTCTTTAGAATATCAAATTTTGCTTCGGATCCATCACCATCAACTACGACAACTTTTGGTTTAGAGTAATTGAATCCTGCTTTATTAATTGTAACACCAACAATATTATGTTCTACAGAATCCCACTGTGCTGTAATATCAGCAGATTTAGTAGAATCCAATTCTGCTCCTAATACACCAGGAACTTTTCTGTAACCAGAACCAAGGTTAGATACCTCAACTTCAGCAATAGCACCAGTTGCACCTTTAGATTTTGTAGTATACCTGATATTACCAGTTCCATACCACTCAGGATCTTCTGTTAACTCGTAAACAAATCTATCAGATGTAACAAATGATATCTTTACTCCTGTACCAGTAGATTCAGTTGAAGTTGTTAATGCATCAGAAATTAACTTTTGTCCTTGTAGAGGGTCATTAATAAGCTCGAAATAATTATTGTTATCAACAATACTTGTAGATGGACCAATCCTTATCTCTTTGTCACCATTTATCATTGTTCTCACAATAGACTTATAGTAATACCGTTGATAAGATCTAGGTACTCTCTTGGTTAATATACCATCAAGTTGAACATCACCAAGTCGAGGACCATATCCAAACTTAACATATGAATAAGCTCCAGTAGTACCAGGAGTACCAATATTAACTACCTCTGGTGCAATGATATTATCATTCTGACTAGGAGATACAATAAACTCAGATTCTCCATTAGTATAGTGACTTAAATCAAATCTATACTGATAATATTCCTGTATCTTAAGATTAGGTGATATTTGATATGGTCCAGAAGAAGAGGAAGATATTTTTGTTACAATCTTATAGTCTGTAACAACATCAACATCAATTAACTTCTTAGGTTCACTTTCATCAAATATTGTAGATTGATCGGTAATCTTATATGGAGCAAAATCTCCAGATGTGAAGAACCCTTGATTATGCTCAACTATTAATTTATTACCATCGTATGATAGAATTACAGGGTCTAATGCTGTACCAGTAACAGGTAATTGATCTCCAACTGTGAATCTATAATTAGATCCGTATAATGCAACAACCTCATTATCAAAGTGATCTATATCACTAGTATTATTTTGTGCCCTTGTGACAGTTACTGAAGTGGTAGACTCTGATATTGAATTTACCTTAACAATCTCATCACCTATTGATAAAAGATCATTGTTTGATAATCCATCAATCGAATCAAGCTTGATAACAGTTTCACCAGTAGACAATCCTATATGATCGACTACTAAACGTAGACGTTGTGTATTAGTAGACGCACCTGATCTGTTTAATGATGTATCTTCAACAGTAAGAACATCACCCTTCTGATAACCAGATCCTTTAGTTGTAATTGTAACATTTGTTACAGAACCTAATCCTGTACTATCAATGTCTGATACAACTATAGTTGCTTTTGCATTTTTTGAATCTGCAACTTTTCCTAGATCAGTTCTAACAGCATTTTGATCAGCAAAAATAAGTTCTACATCAGTATAGGTATTTGATGCATAATCAGCACCACCATTAACTAGATCAGCTCTTCCTAATCCAGGATCATTAATCTTTGTTGATAAACTTAATGGTTTAATATCAACCTCTTGTGTTGCTCCTAACTGAACATAATAAGTTGTCGTAGATATAGAATCATCAGGATCTATTTCAACATATACAACATCACCTACACCAAGTGCGTGATCACCAGTAGTTTCAACAAGTGCAATATTTGTATTAACAATAAATGGAATTAAACCTGTACTTAAGCTTTTGGATGATAGTATCTCTGCACCAACGGTGTTTAATAAGTTATTGCTTCTAAGGAAGTATCCTGATTGCTGTGAAAAAGTACCAGATATAACCTTAATCTTAACAGAATTTCTTTTTTCTGTTGTTTCTATAACTTCACCTGTTGCTATTACAGATGGTGGGTTAGTTTGATTAACAGTACCATTAGTCAACTCTATAGTTGCACCAGCAGTGAATGTAGCATTTGTGTTGAGGATAATATTGATACTCAATGTTGTAGAGTCAAATAAACCTGTTTGATCAAATGTTCCCGTAACATCTTCTAAAACTAAGATCTTACCATCAAGAACATCACCAACAACCTTACCAGATATTCCAGATGAAGATTGTGTTATAACATCTCCACTAAACACATAACAATTTTCCGTAATTTGAAGCTTAGCTACTCTCTTTGCATCCGTAGCTTGTAATTCCTCTACGGTATTTCCCTTAACTGCAGAAATGGTTCCTGTAGCATCTATACCATTAGTACCAGTATTATCTAAAACTATAGATGAACCAACTTTAAAATTGTTAGATGATCCATATACTTGAAATGCATCTAAACTACCAGCAGAAACGTCTTTAATGATTCCCCTAGTCTTACGACCATTATTAGGTGTATCGACCCCACGGAGGCGTACAGCGTCCAATGGGAGATCATTCTGTGTCTGATTCTGATCGTAGTTAGCAGCAAGAGGTAAAGAATAGAAATTCTCACCAATTAGGTAAGGGAATTCTGGATCACCTACAGAATCGAATGTTGCGAAGTATGCATATGTTCCATTTGGATATTCTGGTGTTACACAATATCTTCCGTTATTTTTATCTACAGTTCCGTATCTATCTGCGTAATAATAATCTTGAATGAATGTTCCTAGCGGATATGTAACAAGAGAAGGACCAGTTGGTCTAGTTCCATACTTCTTATACCCTGATTGCATCCGCACAATACTAGTAGAAGAGTCTACAGGATCTGAATATCCGTAAGGACCATATATCGGATTACCATCATACGCAAATCCAATGATAGGAGAATGATTAGTTCCTGTATCACTTCCTCTTAGTGTTGGTGGATATGAAATAGTACCGTAATTTTGATACCCTCTATCATTAAGGTGAGAGAATCCCCACTCTGTGTCTATATCTGTCTCTACTTCAAGTCTATTTTTGATCCATTCATATATTGAAGAACTTGCGAGTGCACCAGAACCACTTGGTATAACTTGAATTACAACATTTCCTTCACTATAAAAAGATCCACCGCTTACTTTAATACATCCAGATATCTGTCCAGTAGCAGACACAGTAGCAGTATACTCTGCAAATCTACCTCTTCCCAGAGCATCAACTATTCTGATAGTTGGAGGAGCAGAATAATATTCACCAGGATCAGTAACCAATAAGCTTGTTATTGCTCCTCGTGTGATAACTGGTGTTAATACAGCGTTTCTACCAGATACTATTTCAATAGTAGGAGCAGCAGTATATGCACCAGCAACATCTACTCTAACTGATTCAACTACAGTACCAGACAATATAGCAGTTGCTTTATATGGTTCTGTATTAACAAGTACATAAGGAGGTCTAGAATAACCACCACCCTGTGTAGTAACAGCAATCTTAGTAAGACCACCATAGAACACACTATCCTGATGTTTATGTGTATAAGCTAAAGAACCATCTACTAGGATACCAAAATCTTTTCTTGGAGTCTTGTATACTTCAGTAGTTGTAATAGCATTCTTTCTAATAGTTCTCAAGAAAGATTGTTCAACAACTGTCTTGGAAGCAGGTATTGTCTGATTATAGAACATAGTTCTATTAACAGGTACACCACTAGTACAGATATAATAATTGTTATCATCACTGAAGATTCTCTGTATACCAGGTACAACATCATTTACTGATGTTTGTGTTCTAGTATCTCCTGAAGAAGGAGTGTAAGTTGCAGCGTCATTAGGTAACCATCTAACAGTACCATCACTCTTCTTGATTTTAGGATCAATTGTATCAAATCCAGATTCTTCTACAACTAAGGGTTCACCCTCAATACCATATGGTGTTGTAGTAGTAGGTGATAGGTTATAAACTATACCAAGAGCTATAACTTCAACATTATTACCTTTAATTCTATTATCACTATAGATTGACTGTCCTACATTATGAGTTCTAGTTAAAGACCTGTACTTAATCTTGAACTGACGTATAGTTTTACTAGCATACTGAATAACTTCGCCATCTGCAAATATATTTCCTTCCTTTGCCCATCCAAATGTAGAATCAACATCTATAACAGATCCTGTTTGATCACCAGAACCAATTGCCTTTTTAAGAGTAGTCTTACTTGCTATAGTAAACTGATTATTGATTGTAGATGGAGCAAGAACCAATTCCCATATATTACCTTCTAATTCTTTTATATTATCTACTACTGCTGAAGCATAGTTGTCTCCAGTTTCAGTAATAACCTTACCTATTAAATCTTTAGGATCACCACTTGTAACAATTACCTTTAAAGCATGAACATTAATGTAATCAGAATCTGATGCTTTGAGTGTATTATCCTTTGGAAAATATACATCACTATCTTCACTGCTTATGAGAGAATTGAAGATAAATTGAATAGAACGCTTAGTACCCTTTGATTTGTAGAAAGAAGAGATATTCTTTATAAGGGTTCTCTTATCAATTTCACCACGTAGATACTTCTCAGGTATACCAGCAAGATATTCTGACTCAAAGCTCTGTACAAGAGCATACAAGAACAGATTACTTATATTTTCTACCTTAACATCTGCTGCATGTGTACTTGCACTAGTAGCAACATATGTACTGAGCTTATAAAGATCTCCAAGTTCAGTATTACCACTTACACCTCTAGCAACACCATTAAACTGATTAGATGTCTTTGACGCATAAAAGAAAATTTCATCATCGACTTTAGCAAGTCCACTATCAGGAAATCCACTAGTGGATAGTACATTTATACTAGTATCTGAGATCCCAGTGATACCAACGGTTTTTGAGGACTCTGTTAGAACCTCTTTATCGTAAAAGTTAATATCACGATATTTTGTTAAATTTGAAACAATATCTAAAACACCACCACTAAGCTCTTGTTGAGCATAGTAAGATTTGAGGAACTTTACGAAGTACTCATAGTCCTCTACGATGAATCCAGGTAACTGACTTTCAATCAGTGCCGAGATATTTTTAGACTTTACGTTCATTCTGGAACTGCACTAAAATTGGATTTGGAGATATCAACATCAAGATATAGTTCTCGTACAGCATCCACATCTCTCGATGCAGGTTCTACACGGATTTCAATTTTATTATCAGTAAAACTACCCTTAATAATTGTAAGATCGTATAATTTAATTTCACCGTGAGTGTAATCAATATCACCTACACCTTTCTTAAGATATACTTTCTCACCAGTAAGGGAATTCAGTCTATATAGGTCTACTTTACCGAAGGTATCATCCTCCAAATACACTGTGAAGGAAGGATACTCACTTACTACGAAACCTGTGGACTTCATTACGGAAGCATCACATGAATCTTTAAATTCATTTACGAAACAAAGTTCATAATAATAAGTCGAGTTCAATACAGGGTAAAAATCTTTTCTAAGAGTTACATTAGTAATGTTTGATGTAACAGCACCATCAGAACCATCTATAACTGATGCAAATTTACTGTGACGAAATCTACCATTAAACTTTTCTGTCTCTGCAGAAGAAATATAATCTTCAACTGCTTTAATAGCTTTAGATTGAATTTCTACTTTACTTAAAGTAGTTTTGGAAGTTTTGTAACTTATCGTTGAGACAAGCTCAATATAAAGAATAGAAGGATCAACAATTACAGGTGTAACAGAAGCAACTGTGTAATTCTTCAAAGCTTTAACTATTTCATTCTTAGTGTATGCTGAAATAGTACTAGCATTCTCTGGTTTAATAGCAATCTTTACTTTTCCAAATTCAGGAGGATTATCTTCTTCTCCACCAAATGTAATAATATCAGATATAGAAGGATAAACCTTCTTAACAATAGAAACATAGTCATCTGATGTAACTGCCCTGTCCTGACTCGCAAAACTCTTTGAAGCTTGTTTCTTGATGGAAGAGACGGATTCTACTCCAGCACCTCCTGTAGAGGCATTTACGAGGGTTACAGAAGTATTATAAGGAAAGCTATTACTAGGATTGATCTTATCATGTATCAAACCAGAGAAATTAAATGTCTTTGCTCCATTCGTAGTATCTGCAGATGTAGTAAGATAAGTTATCTCTACGAAACTACCATTATCTAATTTTTTACCAAATACTCCATCACCAAAAAAGATTTCATAGTTCTCATCTTCAATTTCTTCTACGAAATAGACTTCTGATGTACCATCAAGGTTTAAAATGTTTTCTGCACTAGCAAAGGTTAAGAAAGCTGTATCTCCTTGTTGTTTATACACCTTAACACGGATAGTTGATACATCTGTACCAGTATTGTTAATAATAAAACGCTGATTCTTAAGAGCAGTGTTGATTGTGTAAGACTGAGTTAATAAAGTACCTTGATATATGTCGATTCCCTCATATGTTGCTGTATTATTAACAAGAGGAGTTTCCTGATCTTCAATTACAACATACTGATATAAAGTATCGTCAAAATTAGTAACAAATCCTGTTCCTTGTTTTAGTACAAGTGTATCAGGAGAAGTACCACCACCTTGATAGTTAACTACAAAGTCAATTGATGCTTTTGGAGCAGTCGCTGATCTGGGTCTATATCCAATTTGCTTTGCTAAGCTTACAACATTGTCTCTTAGAGTTGCAGAGTCAAGAAACATTTCATTTACCACCATGTTGGTGTTAAATGCAGTATAGTATGTGTTGTATGCTAAAACATCTAAGAATGTGGTAATAGCAGATCCTTCAAAGTCATAGTCAGTAAAATCTGACTGTGCTTTCATGTAATCTTTAAGTGCGGCCTTAATATCCGCAAAGTCTAAGTTAGCAACTTGAGTGTAAGGCATTATCGGGTACGATTAAGGAAGAACTCAATACTTTGAGGTGGAAGATCATCCCTACCTGTAATAGAGAAAGCTAGTTGCACTTCAAATCCATTCTGATCAAAATCAGGTATTACACTAAGTTCAAGTATATTAACCCTAGGTTCATATTCGACTAAGCAATCTTCTACCGCAGTCTGAACAAGACCTGCCGTAGCAAAATCTAATGGTTCAAACAAATAGCTACGGACACTAGATCCAAAGTCACTATTATATAATCTTTCTCCCTTCTCTGTAAGAAGGATATTCAATACAGCTTGCTTGATAGCAGCATTCTCCTTCTTCACAAGTAGATCATTTGTGATCTTATTTCTTGTGAAAGAAAGAGAAAAATCTTTAAACTTTGAAACAGTAGGCATCAAGCATAGTTTGAGTAATATATTATGTATATCACTTTATTGGTCTTAATACTCTAGTATCACCTGCTCCGTTACCTTCACATACATCAAACGCTATAGACACACGAATACCATCAGTATCATGAGGAGGAACCCAGTGTGGTACATCTGCAGAGAATACAATAAGATCTCCCTTCTTATTATCTACATGCACATCCTCGAAAACCCCTGGCTTCACTTGAAAATCAAACCATGTACCATCTGTGGGTCCACCACAATATAAGATACATGCTGCCCATGATTTAGGAGGGCAATTAGGAGCTCCAGCATCTCTATGAGTATGAGTACCGAGACCTTCACCTTTCCTGAAAGTATTTGCCCACATTCTTACATTCAATCCATCATGAAAAATTCTGCGGATAGCGGGCATCATAATACTATAAATGATTGGATCATCTAAATGGTTATAAGCTCCTGATCTACCACCAAGAGCATCCGTTTCTTTATACTTTGAATATGCACTACCTTCAGTATTGGTTGCTGCTACATCAGGACCAAGTGATTTAACATATTCCTCTGTTTCTATAACACGATGATATAATTTATCACATTCACCCTCAGTTAACCAATTGGGAATGATATTATAGTCAATGCCCTTGTTTTTCATGTGGATATAAGTCTTCAGTTTTATATTTGTTAATATCTCTTTTCTTGGTCTTCTTTAACCATACATCAGCATCTGCTTCTGTGAGCAGAGTGCTGTCTTCTTCTGGTGTAGGATTGTATAAGTCTTCCATTGTTCTTTAGTGATAGTTTACTTGTCCACCTTCTAGATACATGTTATCGAATCTTACTTCAGTAATGTTAAAGGACATTGTTATTCTCTCAACATCACTATGATAAGGATAAACTAGATGCCACAAGTAAGCAGGAAACAAAAATAAATCTCCTGTTTTAGAATTTACTGTAGCATGTTGATTAGCATGTATAAAGTCTAAGCATCCAGCTGCTTTACTATGGAAACCGTTAGTTTCCCTTTCCTCTTCAATCTCTTCTGGTATATCTATCATCGCAACAGCACTTATAATACCAGAATGAGAATGTATAGGATTAAACTCATATTTTTGAGAAAAATTAACCCATGGACCTTTTCCTAAATTGAACCTGATCTTATGGTTATCTGGATCTAAGAACATCTCTCCATGCTTTCCATTCTTTAGGTTGCGATCCGTTGCTATCTCTCTTTCATAATTACCCTTAAGGTAATTAACAACATGGGGTTTTAAATGCTTTACAAAATCTCTTGATGGGAATCCATTCCCATCCTTTTGGGATTCGATATTACCAGCTAGTCTATCACCAGCATCTTGACCCAATCTTACTTGATCAAGGTGTAGGTGGAGAAAGTCTAGAAACTCTCCCCCCATATTACCTCTATACACTAATGGTCCGAATGGGACAAAGCATTCATTATTTCGTTCTTCCACTGGGATCAGATAATAATTTAATAAGTTCGTCTATCTTCTCATTTTGTTTTAATATAATATCCTCTAGAGCACCAAACCTTACATATTGGTCGGCAACCTTAGATAAGATCTTATGTAACATATCCTGATCCATATTAGGTGGATGACTTGGATATAAGAAATTTTCATCAGGTATACCAGAACCACCAGTATCCATTGCTCTTTCATGAGTACCATCAGGATACCAAGTATCAGGATTATACGTCTTAGCAGCAGGAGATCCTTCAGGAGGTACGTATCCTTCGGGTATTCTATCTGGAGCAGAACTCACAGAGATATTATAGTCGGGGTCATGTGGCGACCCCGTATTTTCAGTAGTCATAATAGTTTATATTCGGAGCTTTCGGCGGTTAGGCGATTACTCGCTTGCTTCTGGATTATACTTCTCACGTTCTTCGGTATCTACATTACCGTCCTTATCATCATCCCAGTCGTCTCTATACTGGAGATTCTTAGGTTTTCCAACCACGTAGTTGAACTCAGTCATTTTCTTCCTTGTCCTCGGTAGCGTTTCTTAGCTCCATTACGAGAGCTTGCACTGTATTTAGTATGCTTCCCAGTTCCCTGTCTGGTCTTCTTGGGTATTGCCTCTATCGTATCACCGCCACTTAACGCTCGATTCCTAGCCATAATGCAATTGCAAAGTACTTATATTATAGCACACTCGTCAACTAGTCACAATCCTAATTGCTGGTGCTGCACCTACACGAATGTTAGTACCTGCATTTAAGATATCTCCTACCTTAGCAAGACTCTTACCATTCACAAGTACCTTGGGTGAACCTGTAGCAATCACAAATCGGGAATTACTACAAGGTGATGGATTGGATGTACAAGTCATTCCAGGAGTGTTAGGCATTTGATCTCCATTCCTGATAGGTTGTACACCATTGAACAACACCTTCAGTGAAGGAGTGGTAGGAGTCATCGTAACTGGTGGACCTGTGCATGGACAGGAAGCACCTGTATCGGGTATTCCTTTATAGAGTGCTGGTGCAGACATTAGTATTATAGAGAGGGAGTGTTAATATCATCCAAATATACCGTAGGGGTACGTTGGGCGTTTTTTTCAAGCTTACGAAGTCTTTCTTCTACGCTATCTAGGTACTCTGCTACTTTTACGTGCTTTTCAGACTCAGGTGGTCTGTACATCAATGTAGGAGTCTCCAATGCCGTCACTCGGCGTTGAAGTTCGTGTATTGTCTGCAGAAGGATCTCTTCCCTCGTTTTGAGTTGATTGGTATCTTGCTGATGCTGCATGGTCGAAGTAATCACAGAATTGGTCAAAGTTATTAAGTGCCTCTTCATACGTCCAAGAGGATGGACTTTTTTCGGGATTTTTTGTCACGGAAATTTTTTCGGGTTTATGGGAAAATTTTTTTCATTTTCAAAATATATTTAGAGCTCGTTTGGATACTTTTGTAGGTTAGGGACTTAGGCGTTTTCGCTCGGGCTACGGGGGCATACAAAAAAGGGGACGATTTACTGTCCCCTGTGAAATCCTTATGCTGTAACGTCCATCCATCTGAATTCAGAAATAGTGCCGACTCTCCAAATGGTCACGGGTTCGCCTATCTCTTGAGACCAGTTGAATGCCATGTCGGACGCTGCTTCAAATCCAGTAGCGACAAACTCACAAATTTGATCGTTGAAGTTGCCTGTGGATTTTGGTTGAATTGCCCAAGTGGTCATGCGTTGGATCCCTGTGTTGTTTACTCTTATATTATACATGGTCAGTCAGCGAATACAATGGTCGGTGAGGAATCGTTTACAAACTGTTGCACTTGATCCTGTTGGATTTTGATTACTGTCTGACTGTTCTTGTTTGCCTTGCTTAGTCCTAGCATTGCATTGATGCCATTGTTGCTAGTCACCCTAAGACGTAGACCAATATCAACACCCGAACCAATATCATTAATGCCTTTGCCTGGTGCTACGAATATAATCTTGCGACTGGACTTGCCACGCCCTTGCACTAATACTGGTTTGTATTGCTGCTTTAACAATTTCACTAAAGGGGTGGCAGCATGGTCTATAATGTATAATGTGTCTGCCTCGGTGTCTGCCACTACCAGTTTGAATCCTGCTTGCTTATCGCATACCTGTTCTTTAAGGAATTTGGTAATTTGCGTTGACGTGATTTTTGATAGTGCTGCTTCACAGCATTTACTATACCAATCACGGACTTCAGTGATATCGCACTCAATGCTGTTTTCTCTAGCGTACTTAACGAATTTGAAGAAGTCCGTAAATACGGTTCTGTCGATGATGCCATTGGTAGATGATGTGTTGATCCAATCGAAAGACCCATTGCGAAGTCCTTTCTTTCTTTTGATAGAAATGGGAACATTGCCTGCCATTGCGTCTGCTTTATTTTTT